TGATTGGAACGTGAAATTTTTAATAATATCATCATAATTGCCACGTCTTTAGCTGTAATATCAGCCATAGGTCGTAACTTATCATCTAAAAACAAATTCCAAAACTCTGCAATCTCTGCATGATTCTTGAATGCATCTCCATGAGATAAATTTCTATCTCTGGATATTATTCTACTAGCTTCAGCTAATATTTCTTCTTTGGTCATATTATGAACCCTCCCTGTCTTTGTGGTTGTACTATGTGTAGCTCATTACGAGCACGTGTAGCTGCTACATAAAATACACGGCATTCATCATCTGAATCTTTTTCCATTGCTTCCTGTGACTTTCTTGATAAGTCTGTCAGCAACATAACTTTGTCTGCTTCTCCTCCTTTAGCACCATGAATCGTGCTTAAATGAATCTTTGGATCTGATTTTACAAAATCCTTGTTTCTCATTTCAATAGACCGTAAAAATTCTTTATCACGCGTTCCTACCTTATCAAAAGCTACGTCCCACGGTCTTCCTCCTACAAGTAATCCATGATTCTTAACTAAATCTTCTAGTTCATAATTTTCTTTATCAGCTGTTTTTAAACCTTTGTGACCGCGTTCTATTCCTATTTCTGATGACATATAAGAATAAATAGTTTTCACTTCTGGTAATTCTATATGCTCACCTTGATTTAATTTTTTCCAAGAAGCTGTAGCATTTAATAATTTCTGCGATATAGGCAAACGATTATTTCTTTTATAAAATAATCCTTGTAATCTTATGTCGCGTTCTATTTCATCGAGTAAATAATTGGTTCGTGCCATGATAAGCCAATTCTCATCGCGTATATCTACACTGTCGGGGTAAGAATGGTATTGCACTAATCCTCTAGTGTTTGTACCATGCCATGTTTTATTAATTCTATTTTGAACCCTACCTATAATTCCTTGTGAACAATTTTGTATAAGGCGTGCGCATCTATAAGACTGTTGTAAGACTTGTCTTTCACCATCCAAACCAATTAAATGTTCTACATCTGCACCAGCCCAACGGTAAATAGCTTGATCATCATCACCGCTTACGTACACTTGTTTGGCGTTTTGACAAATTTTATGTACCATACGCCACTGTAGGGCGCATAAATCCTGTGCTTCATCAACAAAAACTATATCTAATTTCGGAATCATTCCTGATTCAATGTACATTTCTATCATGTCTGTAAAATCTAATACTTCTTTTTTCTTTTTAAATTCTTCAAGTGAACGTTGAGCTCTGAGTAGTGCGTGCCAAGATACATCTAAATTAGAATCATTATAATGTTGTTCTAAATCCATACATTTCATTCGTGATAAATTAACCTCTGATAGGAGCTGGTTATCAACTGTAAATACTCCACCGGAATCTACACCATCAGATACTGATCCTAGATCCATGCCGAATGACTGCGCAAACTCTTTATAATTATCACGTGACATTACTTCTGATTTTGTTAATCCTAACTGATGAAAGGCAAATGAATGCAATGTTCTAAAATAAGGTAAATGTTGTTCTTCTAAATCAAACTTCTTTGTAGCCCGGTCCCTCGCTTCACTAGCCGCTTTCTTTGTAAAAGCCACGAAGGCGATACGGTCCGGTGGTGTACCTTTCGCTAATTCTTGTTCAACCAAATTTAATAAGTTGTGCGTTTTCCCTGTACCAGGAGGTCCTAATATTATTTTAGTTTTCATTTCTAATCCTTTTCTCCTCTAGTCTATGACAATTAGCACACAGAACCATACATTTTTTCCATTCTTCTTTCATTTTTTTAAATTGTACCATGCTTGTTCTCCAATGACTTGATACATTTCTAATCTTATTAGCTCTATTAATGTGATGAAAATCCAATGCCACAGGATCTTTATTATAACCACAATGGTAACATCCATGTTTTATCTTTTCATCATTCGCCATTTTGCTAATTAAATTATATATTTTCTTTTTATATTTTCTCCCTGCTTCATTTTTCTTTTCAAAAGACTGTGGGCTACGCCAATCATTTGGATAAGTTCCATCTTTTCTTTTCCCTCGGCTATATCTCAATCCAACCCACACATATCCATCTTTTCTTCTGTCTCCGTATTTAAAATTAGAATGGGGCACTATCAATCTCCTTTATATCAAAAGCTGAATCCTGTGTTTGGTATGCAGGCACACCCCACACACGAACTGTCCTGCCTTTTAAATTATATTTTTCACTTTTACCTTTAAGATGTCTCAAAGCTTGGACTAATTGCCCCGTGTTAAAATAGGTAAACTTATTTCTCGTTAAATAATCCTGTAAGTCCTTTAACCGAAACCAAGTAGTTCCTTCCTCTGTCCAGGGTTTTCGTAATAATAATTCATCTCGATTTAAGGCCTGGGCGCGATCAGTACAAAACTCCTGGAGGAAAGCTTCAAATTGACCGGCCAAGGACCCATCATCAGAAACAGGAATCTTGATAAGGTTATTCATTAGCCTTTCAATTATTTCCTGCCATACTGACTGTTTTACTAGAGGAGGCATCGTGTCCAAAGAATTCATACATTTCTTTTGAAACTTTGTTTGTATCTGTAACTCCTCTGTTTGTAATTCCATTCGCGTGTCACCTACATCCAAAAACCACACTGGTGGGTCTGTCTGTAATTTGGTTAACGCACTAAATTCTAATGCCGCACTACCATTTCCTATACCGTACTTACGTCCTCTACATACTTTAGCATTGCAGTAGGAATTAATAGGTGGCTCTTTGCATCTATAATTATAATCTTTTTTCTCTAATTGTTTTTGAACAATAATAACTTCCTGCGCCGCTAAGGGTGGTGCCATATAATTTCTGTTATATTCTTCCAACAAAGTCTTCCAATTATCGGCATCAAATTTTCTTAAGTAAACACCAATGTTAAAGAGTCCATTGTTCCTTCCTCCTTCTGAAAATCCCTGCGTGCATAATTGTTGTAGACACGGTGGCCCATCCTTTATGACGTCACCGGATACCTGGATTGCAACTTCGTCGGTACCGGCCACTGAATATTTATTATATAAGGATATGAACTCGCGCAATGTTGCGGCGGTTCCATCATCTTTGTAAGCATATCTTGTTGTATTTTTGGCGTTATAATAAGGAAGATTTAAAAAATTTCCTAAGTCCCCTTTTTCTATTAGTATTGTCGATTGTTTGGGAAATACTTCGACGGAAGAATATCCTAGACCTGAGGCAACCTCTCGTAATTTCTCTCGTATTAATTTGGCGGATACTGGGTTTTTAAAAAATAAGAATAAATGAAGCCCCCCGCTTTTTGATCGGCAGGGAACTAATGGTATTTTTAATTTTCTGATACTGTTTATTATTTTACGATAATCAATAGGATAAGTATCAATATCAATACAACCCCATCGGGATGTGTTATCAGCCATGATAGGAATAATACCCAAAGAAGGACCTTCACCAGCCAAATGAGACTGCCATAAATTATCCGTAACAATTTTTTTAACAATGTAAGACTTCCCTTCCTCCTTACCGTCAGCACGTTTCCCTTCGGATTGGTGCTGACCATAAGCTACGTCGAGACCTTCAAATATATTTTTGAATTCTTCCACTAAACCTCCAGGTTACAAAAACTTACCTTAAAACGGTATGTCTTCGTCGCTTTCTGCGCTGTTTGATTTTGGAGCCTCTTTTACAGGTTCCCCTTCAACAGTAGGTTTAGCTTCTACATCTCCTCTTGATGCTGCGGTTGAAAATGATTTCGCTTCATTATAAATGTCAGCGTCTTCTACCTGTCCAGCTTTCTCAACTTGATAACCAAACCAACTTCCACGATCATTAGACTCACTAACTGTAGTAAGTTTATAGATCATTGCGTAAGTAGGTGGGGTAAAACTTCCCGATGGACCAGAAACTTTTTGGGTTAGCATTAAGCTATTCCAACGTCTACTCTTTTTTAATTGAGTAGAGGTCATGCTGATAACGGCTTGTGACCAATTACCATCAGTTCCTTGAACCAAGACATAATGATATGCCGTAGTGGCAATATAGTTGCCATTTTCTAACACATCTTTAAATGTCATTTGATCACGTTTAGTTTTAGAAAGAATACCACTGTCGGCATCATGTGCTTCCACAAATCCGCCACCGGATTCACGTGGTTTCCATTCCACATATCGTAGTTGATAAAGGACAGGAATCACATTGAGTGACTCGCTGACTTCTTGCGAAACAGTATTATAAAACTGTCCCACTTTTGCTCCTTCAACATATTCCGCTTTCGCTGGATTAAGCTGAGGGCTAGTTGTTTGTAGTATATTAATGTAAGGGATAGCAATATCTCTTGATAAATCAAGATTACCAAATCCACTTGCATTTTTTGAATCACTAGCAAGAACTGCTAGATCTAACTTCGCTGCTTTCGCAACTGCTTTAGTCTGTGCCATAGGGCTTTTCTCCTTTATTCTTTAATCGTTGTTTTTTGTCCTACGTAAGCTCCTAACAAATCCATAGGCAGTTGTCTACCTGCTTCATGTTGCTCACGTATAAATGCGCGAAGGGTGGAGGGTTCGACCCACTCGCGTTGCGAAGTTGCATAACCCTTTTCACTCAAAGCATTATTCAATCTTCTAGCTTTCTCATCTTCATCCCGTCCAAAGCTACAAGAGATTTGGTTTTTGATTAGATCCCCAAATCCGTTGTTCCTAAACCATTCAAATGCTGCCTCTTTTTTAGCTTCTTTTATGGATGCTCCATAATAGTTGCCTACTTTAAGATGCCTGCCATCTGCTAGTTTTAATTCTGATAATCCCACCTCTGCAAAAAGGTTAGGTAATACATTTTCTGATAAATGTTTTTTGTAATCTTTTTTCTTTTTTAATTGATCTTCCATATCACTGATTTCTTTATCCGTATCAGCAATATCATTTGCTACTGCACCAATCTTACCCATGTTGTCCTGGGCCGTGGCGCCAGCATCTTGTTGCATTTGTTTTAATAAGTTATTCATTCTATTTCTTCTCTTTCCATTTTCTCATGATACGTTCACCAGTTGAATCATCAATATAATAAACAGTACCATTTATAGTTATAAAAACACAATCTTTAGTTTTAACTTCTATCTTCATTTCTTCCTCTCAAATCTATTTCTATATCATAGTATCGTTTTTCATCGCGGTCCCACTTCAGGACTTTGAACTTTCCTCCATTTACATCACTGGCAACTGCACCAGCAAGTGCTATTATAGCAGGATCTCCCATTAAAAGCAAGTAGTCATTATCATTGAAATCCTTTAATATTTGCTGAAGCTTAAAAGTAAGTGGTCCAGAGGATAAAACTATTTGTTTATTGTCCGGAAGACACACTTTCAATTCGCCAAACTTTTCAGCTGAACGAATGTTTCTTCCCATTTCTTGTAAAACATAAACTGTCATAATTTTATTTCTTGCATTGCATTATATATCATGTTATAATCAAAGTCAACATTAGAAATAAGAATGTATAAATTTAAAACGAAGCCCTATGAGCATCAACGTGATGCCTTAAAAAAATGCTGGAATAAAGAAGCATTTGCCATCTTTGCTGAAATGGGAACGGGTAAAACCAAAATTGCATTAGATAATGCATGTATTCTTTATAATCAAGGAAAAATTGACAGACTATTAGT